TTGGCGGCGTATCCGAGTCTTTTGTTGATTTTGAAGCTGGTAGAACTTATTCGCAAGGTGTTATTGTAAGAAGTAGTGATAGATTTTATCGAGCTAATCAAACACATACAGCCGGACCTAGTATAGATGAAAGATTTTCTATATTGCCCGAATTACCACTTAAAGGTGGTAAAACCGCACAATTTAGAAAAGTTTTTTCCGCCAAAGAAGTTACAATAGAATATGGAACGATATTCACCACTATACAAAACGTTGTAGATTTCCTTCAAGGATATGGACGTTGGTTAGAAAACAAAGGGTTTATATTTGAGGAATTTGTCTCGGGAACAAATACAGTAAGTGATTGGCGTACTGCTTCTAAACAATTTATGTTTTGGACAACGCAAAATTGGGATTCAGGATCTATTCTTACTGTAAGTCCTGCTGCAGAAAAAATAAAATTTAAAACGCAGTATGGTGTTGTTGATAATGTATTTGATACGTTTTTTGGTTATAGTGTGCTTAAAGCAGACGGAAAAAAGTTAAAAGACGATTTTCTAAAAATATACAAAGAACAAGATAACACATTTAGCATGTATACAATAAACACAGCAGACGGGATATATGCGGTCAAATTACCACTAGTGCAAAAAGAACATGTGGTTTTATTAGATAATAAAACTGTGTTCGGTGATGTAATATACGACCTAGAACCAGGATATAGACAAGAAAGAATAAAAGTTCTAGGGTATAGAACAGATGCATGGAATGGAAGTTTGAATATTCCAGGATTTATCTTTGATAATGCAAGGCCAAAACTTTGGGAAGCATGGAAAGATTATACCATTGGTGATATAGTGAAGTATAAAGAATTTTTTTATAGTGCTGATAAAAAAGTTTCTGGAAAAGAATTTTTTAATGCAAGCGATTGGAATAGGCTGGCACAAGAACCGAGTGCAGGTTTAATTTCTAACTTTGATTATAAAATAAATCAGTTTGCTGATTTTTATGATCTTGATAGTGACAATTTCGACACAGAGCAACAAAGACTTGCTCAACATCTAATAGGTTATCAAAAACGTCAATATCTTGAAAATATTATCAACGATGATGTTAGTCAATATAAATTCTTTCAAGGGTTTATTCAAGACAAAGGCTCAAAAAATGCACTAACTAAATTATTTGATGCATTATCAAGTGCAGACAAAGAAAGTTTAGATTTTTATGAAGAATGGGCAGTAAAAGATGGACAATATGGTGCTAGTGAAGGATTTGAAGAAGTTGAATATCTTCTTGATGAAACACAATTTAGATTAAAACCTCAACCTATACTACTAACAAATGATGTGAGTGGTAAAGAAATTGATTTAATTTATAGAATACAAAGTTATGAAACTTACTTAAAACCAAAAAATTATAATCATGCACCACTTCCTGCAAAATATTTAAATCAAGGTTACACCAAAAACAGCGGATATGTTAATCAGCAAGATGTAGATTATACAGTGGCAAATTATGATGCAATTTTGACATTAGATATTACACAAGTTTCAAAAGGATCATATGTCTGGGTTGGTAACGAAAAACAAAGTTGGAATGTTTATAAACACGAAGATAGTAATTTAAGAATTAATAAAGTTACTAGTGGATCTAATGAATTTAGTATTGAGTTAGACACAACAGCTTTTGGTGTAAATGTTGGAGATATACTAGGTATATTTGATATTATAACAACTACCATAGATCCTGATGATTCTACACAGCTAGTTACCCAAACAACTTCACCTCTTGAAGGATTTTTTAAAGTAAAAAGTGTAAGTCAAAACAAGATAACTTTTGCAAACGAAAATAGTGTTGCTGACGTAGAGAAATGTTCAGGAATACTTACAAAATTTATAAGTGTTAGAACAGACAATCTAGAAAATGCAAATAAAGTTGCAGAAGAATTTACTAGATTGAATGATAAAATATGGGTAGACGATGATACTACAGGTAAATGGTTAGTATTAGAAAATAAAAACAAGTTTAACGAGCTACAGGCTTTGTCAAACACAGAAAACGGTAATAATCATCAATATGGTGCGTCTATTAGCACAAATGATCGCAATACGCTCATGGCTGTTGGCGCACCAGACAATGGAGACGGTAAAGTCTTTATATACAACCGTGCTAGCAACAGCATTAATTGGCAACTTAGACAAGTATTACAAGCTAACAATGCTATTGCTGACGCAAATCAAAAATTTGGTTACAATATTGATATGTCAGATGACGGACAATACATATTGATAGGAGCACCAGATGCATCTAACGTAAAAACTAATTTTAAAGGTGAATATAACGAAACGCAATCATATGCGGCTGGAGAAATAGTAAGAAGACAAAGTAGTTTATGGTCGGCTGATATTAGTATTACTGGCGCAGAAACAAACATTCAATTTGATAGTTTTGCAAGTGTACCACAAATAATTGATACTTTAAATTTAGAAGCAAGTGATGCGGAAAATATACCTTTTATACTTACAGGAAATTATCCATTTGTAAATCAAACAACTGATCATTTGTTGATTAGAGCACCTAAAAATATGTATGATGGTACCGGAATTGGTGACAACATTGTTTTACATTGGAACAGTTTTGCAAATGCTAATCAAGAACAAGATACACTTGTAGAAACACAACCATTTGATGGTTCAATCCCATACATTAGTAAGACATATCTAGAATCCGACCATGTGTTAGACAAAAAAATAGATGTAATTTTATTTGTTGATGCAAGTACAAATATTCCAGCAGTAGGAGACATTGTTACAACACAAGGAGCCACCGGCACAGTTGCATATACTTATAATGAAGCGGCAAGGGTAACAATTTATATTAATAATGTGAATGGTGAATTTCCTACAGCAAACAGTTTGTTTATTGATAATGGAGATTTTGTAGGAGAATTTACTAAAGTTGCTCCTGACGAAACTTCGGCAACTGGAAATGTTTTAGGCGGTTATTGGTTAATCAAAACAAGTTCTACTTATAATGTAGGAACAACTATTGAAGATAATGCCGAAGGTTTAATTTTTAAAGATATAATTACTGACAGTGTTGATAGCGGCAGATATTATTATAACTCATTAGATTATAAAACCAGTACAATTCAGTCTGAAGATACTATACATAGTTTTCTTTCAACACTAAGTTTTGTTGGTGCTCCGGGTCCGGAAGGAAACACAAATCCCGTACTAAGCAATTTGTATGTAGTAAGAGCTCCAAAAGCTCTTACAGACATAACTTCACCTGGAGATGAAATAGACGTTTATCTAAATAATTTGGCAAACCATAGCGATGGTGCTATAGATGATCCAAGTAGTGTGAATTTATCTTTTACAACTACTAATAAAACACAAACAGTTGTTGATTTATGGGACGGATATATTAACTATACAAATCAGTTTTTCTTAGATAATGAACCTTTTGAACCACAAATAGGACAAACAGTTGAAGATGTAACAAGCGGTGCTACAGCAGAAGTTGTGTTTTATCAACGTAACCTTGATGATGTTACAATCTATGTAAAAAATGTTGTTGGATCATTTAGTAACGGAGATCAATTTGGGCAAGCTGCGCAATTGAGATTAAAGGCATTTCCAAGCGGTCCGGATCCTGATGTTTATGGAAGACCTGGTGTATATACTGTTGATAGAATAGTAGGAGTAATTCAACGTAAAAGTTTAGGATATTCTGCAAACGGTATAGGAAAACTTCTGGTATTCAGTGCCGGAAGTAATGTTACTCAACCTACAGGTGATTATAGGTATGCAAATGTATTAGGTGCAAGTGCAAATTTTGATAATTTAGGCAACTTCTTAAATTTAACACCATCAAATACTTTTGAAACATGGTTTTATAAAAAGGGTACAGTACTTGGTGTACCAAGATTAGCAAATGTGCCTGCAGGTGACAATTTAGATTGGACAGAAGTTTACAAAATACCAACAGCTACAAATGGTACTTCGGAAGGCTATACTAAAGAAGGTATATATTATATTTTCCAAAAAAATCTTGCAGGAAATTATATTTCTCTAGGAAGTTTTGTTGGTCCTGAAAGAAAAAATAATAATCGTTTAGGAACAAAAGTAGAATTAAGAAGAAATAACTCTGTTTACAGAGGATTTGTTAGTGCACCTGCTGAAGAAACTGTTGCAGATCCTGGAAAAATATATTTTATTAAGAATGGAACTGAGAATGGCGAAACTTATAATTGGGATTATGCAAAAGACAAAAATTTCAAAGGTGAATTTTCTAACACACAACGATACTTTACTGGAAACAAAGTTTATTTGTCAAATAGAATATATACAGCCATTACAAATATCTCAGCAGGCGAATTTAATGCTATCCAATGGAATAGCACAGACGATGTAATTGATTATGTAGGGTATGTTCCTAATGATACAGGATTACTTGTTGTTAACGATAGTTCTTATTCAGTAGGCAATGAGTTTGATTCTACAAATATACTTGCAGGCGATAGTACAGTTTTAGATCAAGGAAGTCTATATGATTATGCTACATCATATGATGTGAGCGGTAATGGTGAAGTCTTAATAGTATCAGCCAAGTACGGCAACGATAAACCCAATTTAGTTGCAGTTTATAGAATTTTAAACGGACAATATTTATTGTCTCAAACTATTGCTTCACAAAGCACTACTACAGGATTTGGTGACAACATTAGTATTAGCACAGATGGTAGATTAATTGCTATCAGTGCACCTTTTGATGATAGTGAAAAACGTGATCAAGGAAAAGTTTTTGTTTATGAACAACAAAGCGGTGTTTTTGTTCAAACACAAATTTTAAATAGTCCATTTAATGAAAGTGCAGAACGCTTCGGTAACGTTGTTCAATTTGATGGAAATACTCTTGCAGTTAATGCTTTTTCAGCTGATACAAGTACTGCAACAAATTTTGATACAGGCAAAACAACTTTTGATGATAAATTTACTCAGTTTAATTATAGAAATGAAAACAGTGGTACAGTTTATGTCTATGAACGTATAAACAACAAATTAATTTACGCACACAATCTAGCGTATGAAAGTGATGTTGGTAGCGTTTATTATTTTGGAAGAAACATACATCTAAAAAATAATCATATCTATGTTGGATTGCCAAAAGTATCTAGTAACTCTTTATATCAAGGAACAGTGGTAGACTATAGGAAATTAGAAGATAGTACACTGTTTAATAAATTAAGACAACCTAAAAATACAGTTGATGTCAATAAAATTAAACGTGCAATTTTATATGATACGAAAACAAACGAATTGTTAACCTATCTTGATTATATTGATCCAATACAAGGGAAAGTTGCAGGACCTGCAGAACAAGATATAAAATATAAGTTATATTACGATCCTGCTACTTACACAACAGGACCAAATAATTTAAATGTAAACGAAACTAATTCTTGGGGCAAAGAACAAGTAGGACAGATTTGGTGGAATTTAAATAATGCAAAATTTATAAATCCTTATCAAGATGATATTATATACAGTACTGCAAATTGGAATAAACTATTTGATAGTAATAGTATTGATATATACGAATGGGTAGAGTCAACAGTCTTGCCAGCAGAATGGGATCAGCTTGCAACTACTGATAGAGGAATAGCAAGAGGAATCACAGGACAAAGTGTATACGGAAATTCGGCTTATGTACAAAAAAGGTCATATGATGAAGTAGCACAGAATTTCTCAAATTTATACTATTTTTGGGTAAAAAATAAAACTGATATACCTAATGTTGAATTTAGAAGTACAAGTGCAAAGAACATTTCAAAATTAATAGAAGATCCGCAAGGACAAGGATATAGATACGTTGCACTTGTATCACCTGATAGCTTTGTTTTATATAACTGTGAAAGTTTAATTAAGGACAAAGATGTTGCAATTGGCTTCCAATATTGGACTATAGACAATCAAAACATTAATATTCACAACCAATATCAGATTATAACTGACGGCATAGAGACCAGCAAGCCTAATAGAGATATAGAACGAAAATGGTTTGATAGTCTAATTGGTTATGACGATTATGATAGGGAAGTACCAGCGAGTAACTTGTCTCCTAAAGAAAAATACGGAATATTAAATAATCCAAGGCAGAGTTGGTTTATAAATCGAGCAGAAGCCTTAAAACAAGTCATAGAAAGAGTAAACGGAGTTTTACAAAAAACTTTAATTGTAGATAACAAAAATTTATCTAATTTGATGATCCGTGAACCCGAACCTACCGCAATATCAAGAGTATATGACACAGTAGTAGACACTTATGCAGATTTAGATTTTATAGGTGTTGCTAAAGCTGAACAAGCTGAACTTTCTCCTGTCGTGCAAGACGGTAAAATTGTACGTGTAAATGTTATTAATCCTGGTAGAGGATATAAAGTTGCTCCTACATATAAAATAAGCGGAACAGGAATAAATGCCGAATTTTCTATAACAATAAACAATCTAGGTGTTATCACAAATGTACAAGTTTTAAACCAAGGCGAAAAATATACAGAAAATACTACTATAGAAGTACGTAAATTTACTGCATTAGTAAGTAACGACGAAACTATTCAAGGTAAATGGGCATTATATGAAAGAGATACAAATTTACGCTTATGGCGTAGAATATTAAGTCAATCGTTTGATGTATCATTATACTGGGATTATATTGATTGGTATGCTATAGGGTATAGCCAGTTTACTGAGATAGATTATGTTATCGATGAAGCATATCAATTGTTATCTCTGGATGATAACCTTGGTGACATTGTAAAAATTAATAATGTTGGTACAGGTGGTTGGCTGTTGTTAAAAAAGATAGACATTCAACAAGATGTTGATTACACAGTCAATTATGAAACTATTGGAAGACAAGACGGAACTATCAAATTTAAAGATACAATCTATAACACACAAGTAAGTCAAGTAGGATATGACGTTGTTAGCTATGACGTAAGATTTTTTGATAGTATTCCAACTGTTGAAACTCGTACAATCCTAAATAGTATAAAAAATGATTTGTTCGTAGAAGAATTATTAATTGAATACAATAAGTTATTCTTTGCAAGTCTGCGTTATGTATTTACAGAACAAACATATGTTGATTGGGCTTTCAAAACTAGTTTTATAAAAGCAAAACATAATGTTGGACAGTTACGAGAAGATATTACATTTAATAATGACAGCTTGCCTAGTTATGAAAACTATATTGAAGAAGTAAAGCCATTTAAAACTAAGTTAAGAGAATATGTAAGTTCATACGATAAAGTTGATAATTCTAATTCAAGAATTACAGATTTCGATTTACAACCAAGTTATAATGAACAGTTCAATCAAATACTTCCACAAAGTGTAAAGGTTATTAACAATACTTTAATTGGTGTAAATGATAAACTAGACACCTATCCATTTAAGAATTGGGCTGATAATATAGGATTCAAAGTAACATCTATAGAAGTTGCTGACGGAGGTTTAGGATATCAGTCTCCACCTACTTTAACTATAAGCGGCGGAGGCGGCACAGGTGCCACGGCAATAGCAAAACTAGGAGCAAACGGAAAAATTACAAAAGTCGAAGTGACTAATCAAGGTAGTAACTATCTAAGTGCGCCTACAGTTACTATAAATGGTAGTTTAGCTGACAACGGTAAAGATGCAAAACTAGGTGTAGTTATCGGAGAAGGGTTACCAAAAAGTATTACTACTGCTGTAAAATTTGATAGAACAACAAGCAAATATGTGTATACTGATATAGACGAAACTGAAACATTTATTGGATCAGGCTCTCAATACATATTTGATCTAGTTTGGCCTATGCAGGTAAAAAATACAGAAGTCAGTGTGTCAGTGAATAATATTGAATTACTGAGAAGCGAATACACTTTTGCAAATATAAAAGATACATCTAAAGGATATTCAAGATATTTTGGTAGAATCACTATTAAAGAACCAGCCGCAGTAAATGCTAGTGTTGTAATTAATTACAAAAAAGATATTGCATTGTTACAAGCACAAGACAGAATTAATATAGCTTATGATCCACAAACAGGGCAGTTCGCAAAAGATCTAGGACAGTTAATGGACGGTATTGATTACGGTGGTGTAGAGGTTAAAAGTTTTGATTTTCTTGGACCAAATGGATTTGAATCAGTTCCTTGGGCAACAGGTACCTATGACACTTATGACGAAACCTACGAAGATCAAGTAATTGTGCTTGATGGTAGTACAATAACTTTACAATTATCTAAAGCATTAGAAAATGGTGTAGTATATAATGTTTACAAAAACGGCGTAAGATTAGATGACCCTGATTGGACAGATGACTCAACACAGTTTACAAATCCAAACGCAATAATGCGTAGTATAATTGGTGATGGCACAACAACAACTGTAGAATTACAAGAACTTGGTATTAATACTGCCGCAGATGATGTAATTATTGTAAGAAAATCAACCAGCGATGGAAGTTTCCTTCCACCAGATGATACTTACGACACTCAGATAGGTGGAGGAACATTAGATTATTCTAATGCAAGTGGAATACTTGCTGAGTCTATTAATATTGATGGTGACGGTTTTGTTACACCAACAACATCCAAAGGCCCAGAAGAACTTGTACCTGGACAGATACTTGACACAGTTGACATACAAGTTTATGAACGCCCTTCTACAGGTGCAAGTAAAATTGTTAGCATGAATTATAAAGGAGATGGAAGTACTAAGTCATTTGATATAGGAACTTCTCCAGTGACAGATACTGCACTTTTTGCAAAAATTAATTATGTAATACAAAAGTTAGATATAGATTACACAATTAATTATAATACTAAGACAATAACTTTCACTACTGCACCTAGTGCAGACTCAATAATTAATTTAACAACGCTTGAATATAGTGGAGAAAATATACTTGATATTGACGAGTTTATAGGAGATGGTAGTACCGGAGAGTTTTTAACAAATATATCTTTCACGCAAAACAACAGTAGTCTTATAACAGTCAACGGTAAAGAAGTTGAACATGTACTAGTTGAAGCAGGTCCAAGTTATGCGAAACCTGGAAATTTTGTTATTAAATTTGCAGAACCTCCTGCAGGCGATGCTGTAATTAGATATGCAATCTTTGAAGGACAAGTACAAAACTATAGTTCAGTAACTATAGATACATTTGAAAGTGATGGTTCGACAACAGCTTACAATTTAAGTCAAACACCTTTTACACAAACTCCTGTGGAATGGTATACTATTGTAAAAATTAATAATACTATATTGAACGCAGGATATAATGAAGTATTTGATGTAACAAACACACGTGAATATACACTTAAATTATGGCAAGTTCCAGTTGGGTCTCTTGACATAAGTCAAGTCAAAGTATTTTTGAATAATCGAGAATTACAAATTTTAAATGATTTTACTTTTAGTAGTGCTGGTGCTTTTGACCCGACATTACCTGCAGAAGCACAAGCTGGTAGTACAATTACACTAGCAGATGACATAGGTGCATCTGGCGATAAGTTAAGAGTATTTGTGATGGGCTGGGACGACAGTACACAAAGTGGTGGAGACTATAGATTTGGATATTATGATGTAGACGGCAAATTCGTATCAACTCCTGGAGTCTTATATATAAACAAAAATTATAACTTAGGTGATATTATAACTGTGTATCAATTTAGTAATCATGACAGTCAAGATATTGATAGACAAAGTTTTGATGTTGTAGAAAGAACTGAACTATTACCAGGAACAAATCTTTCAGCTGAAACATTTCAGGCAGATGGTAGCACTGATAGTTTTGATCTAGCAAATCCTTTACAGGTTGGCAAATACTATGCTGTATATAAAAATAATGTTCGTATAGATGATCCTAATTATGGAACTTCACTTCAAACTAATTCTAATGCACAATTAGCTACAATTTTAGGAGATGGAGTTACCCAAAAATTAGAATTAGATAATTTTAATGTTATAGCTGGTGTCGGTGATGTATTTAAAATAGAACAACTCGATGCACAGATAACTCCGTCAGAAGGTACAGCTGATTGGTACCAATTAAGACGTTTAAGAAATGGTATAATTGATTTACGATATCCTGCTATAGATGATCAATATGTATGGGTTGTTAAAAATGGACAAATTTTAAATCCATCTGTCGATTACTATGTGACACCGAATAAAATGACTGTACGACTTGTGCAAGGGTTAGTCGAAAATGATAATATCGAGACTATTCATTTTAGCAACAATATTTTGAAAAACAAATTTGGTTGGAGACAATTTAAAGATATTTCTAATAGAAATATTTACAAACGTTTAGATGGAAGTAAAAACTTTGAACTTGCAAGACCATTACACTGGTATGATAAAGAAATCCAAGTAGTTGACGCAACAGAACTTCCTGCACCTACTCCTGGCGCAAAACTGCCAGCTGTAGTTTTTATTGAAGGTGAAAGAATTGAATACTTTATTAAAGACGGCAATCTACTGAAACAATTAAGAAGAGGAACGTTTGGTACAGGAACTAAAGATCTTTATAACGAAGGTACAGAATTATACGACCAAAGCAACAAGAATTCAATGCCATACAAAGATAAAACTTTAACAACAATATTTACAGCTGACGGCACAACAAATACATATGACCTAGATTTTACACCAAATAATATAAATGAATTTGAAGTGTTTGTTTCTGGTCGTAGACTAAGGAATTCTGCACTTAGCTCGTATCAATTAGACAGCAATTTACGTACAACTTATGCACAAGAAGATGAAAAAATATCGCAAGATTCGCCAGAAGGTGATGTAACTTTACCAGCTGAATTCCAAATTACAAACGATAATCAACTAGTTTTATTAGATATACCAGCTGAAAATCAAAAAATTATAATAATAAGGAAGCAAGGAAAAATTTGGAGCGATCTAGGCACCAGATTAGCAGATTCTGATAACGATATTGCTAAATTCTTACGTGCAACAACAGTTGACTTGCCAGGATAAATAACACTGTAGGATATAAAAATGACAGATAAATTACATGAAAACAACGGTATAATGGTACAAGGACACATAAAGATCTTTGACCCAGAAACTCAAGAAGTCTATATCAACAAACGCAATGCAATTCACTACGAAAATATGAGTATTGCACTTGCAGAGAGCATTGGAAATGCCGGTCAAGGATGGATATATGAAATGAGCTTCGGTAATGGTGGTACAAGTGTTGATCCTACAGGTATAATCACATATCTAACACCTAATAGTACAGGAACTAACGCTAGTTTATATAATCAAACATACACAAAAGTAGTTGATGATAGTAGTATTAATAATTTAGATCCTGTAAGAAATAAAATTGAAACACGTCACATAAGCGGCACAAATTACACAGACGTTTTAGTTACTTGTTTATTAGACTATGGAGAACCTAGCGGACAAGATGCTTTTGACACAGCAACAGACACAAATAGTTTATATGTTTTTGATGAATTAGGTTTGAAAAGTTGGAACCCTAATGGTAATGGAAACTTACTAACACATGTAATTTTTCATCCTGTACAAAAAAGTTTAAACAGATTGATACAAATCGATTACACTGTAAGAATTCAAAGTTTAAGCGGACTAGCTGAGGAATAATAGATGGCATACGAAATTGCTTATACAGATCAGGCTAACAAGGGTACTATTACAATTGAAGATAGGACTATCAATCAAGAAACATCTTTAAGTATACCAGGTAGAAATGAAACTGCGTATGGTCCTGCTATTGCTACTAACTTTTTACATTTATTAGAAAATTTTGCAGCACCCACTGCACCTGCTAGGCCAGTTGAAGGACAACTTTGGTACGATTCTACACCAGGAATAGAACTTTTAAAAGTTTATGATGGAACAAATTGGATTCCAAGTGGAGGATTAAAGAAGGCTACTAATGAACCACAAGCATCTCAAAGTCAAATAGGCGATCTATGGGCAGACACTGATAACCAACAGTTGTATCTTTATACAGGTTCTGGATGGGTATTAGTCGGACCTGAATTTAGTGATGGACTATCAACTGGAGCATCACCACTAAGTATAGTAGGTACAGATGATCAAACCTATAATGTTTTACAAATAGAAGTTGATGCATCTCCAGTTGCTCTTATCAGCACTCAAAGTTTTACACCAAAAATTGTAATACCGGGATTTAGCACATTACAACCTGGTGTTAATTTAAGTACAGCAAATATTTCAGGAGATGGCGCACCTAAGTTCTATGGAACTGCTGAGAAAGCAGAAGGTCTTATTGTTGCAGGAAATACAGTTGCTGCAGGCAATTTCTTAAGAGGAGATACTGCTAGTACTACAGCATTTCCAATCAATGTTCAAAATAACACAGGTATCAATTACGGTATAAATGCTGAAATGAATATTGGTGTTGAAGGTAATATCGGCATAATTAAACACAATATTGCTGGTTCAAGTGTTGATATCCAAGTAAAAAATGACGGTTTACTTAAGACTGCACTTAGAGTTGACAGTAGTTTGAAGGTAGGTATTAATAATGTTGCCCCAGATGAAGCACTTGATGTAACAGGTAATTTACAAGCAAGCGGGTTTCTAAAAATAAATGATACTACACAAAGTGATACATTTGGTACAGGAAGTATTATCACACTAGGCGGTGTAGGTATTGCAAAAAATTTAAACATAGGTGAAAATCTAGATGTAACAGGTACAATTACAACTACACAAGTTTTACCAGATCAAAACAATACAAGAAATGTAGGTAGTTCTGCTACCAAATATGCAAATATGTTTGCTACTACATTTGTAGGAAATTTAACAGGAAACGTAAGTGGTACTGTCAGTGGTCGAGCAGGAAGTGCAGACAAATTAACTTCTGCAAGCACTTTAAGAATTGCAGGTGATGTTTCTGCAGCAGACATTATCTTTGACGGACAAACTGGCGGAAGCGTAAAAACTTTTCAAACATCTATTAGCAACCAGCTAATTGCAGGAAAACCAAATGTTGCTCAATCTCAAGCAGATGATGAATTTTTAGTTAACAGAACTAGTGGTGATACCGGACTTAAGAAAATATCAAGAGTTAATTTATTATCAGCAGTTCCTAGAACACCTATAGGACTACTTGCACCTTACGCAGGTTTAACAGCACCTTCTGGATGGTTGCTTTGTGATGGTAGTGAAGTTGATAGAGCACAATATAGTGCTTTGTATGACATAATAGGTGACACATATAAAGCAAGTCCTACTGTAGGAAAATTTGGCCTTCCAGATCTAAGAGGAAGAGTGCCAATGGGTGCAGATAATATGGGCGGTACAAGTGCTGATACTGTAACAGCTAATTCAGCTGATGTGGTAGGAGCAAAAGACGGAAGCGAAGATGTTACAATTCAAGTAGAGAATTTGCCAGAACACGAGCACGACTTACGTGGTGATAGTGGCGATCAATATTATGCAATCAGAGATGTTAGTGGTACACCTAACGATAATGAAGCGATTATTTATGATGCACCTACAGGAACGGGAGCAGGACAAGCATATCCTAATAGCGGAGGAGTATTAACTCAAGGTATACAAACTCTAGGAAATGCAATTAATATTATGAATCCGACTATCACAATAAATTATATTATATATACAGGAACATAAGATGAGTTACAGATTAAATAGAACAGATGGGCAATTACTAGTTGATCTTACAGATGGTATCCTTGACACAAATACCACTGACCTAACTCTAATAGGAAAAAATTACAAAGGGTTTGGAGAGTTTTTGAATGAAAACTTTATCAAACTTATGGAGAATTTTGCATCTTCCAGTCAGCCAACTACACCTATGGTTGGCCAGCTTTGGTTTGATAAACAAGATAATAGATTAAAAGTTTACGATGGAGTAAGTTTTAGACCTGCTACAGGTTCGATAGTAAGTAGTACACGACCTAGCAATCTTAATGTTGGCGACATATGGATCGACAATGAAGCCAATAAGTTATATATATGGGACGGAACTGACTTAACTTTAGTAGGACCTCCGTATAGTTCTTCTCAAGGTAAAACAGGTTTTGAAGTAGCTAGTCAATTAGATAGTACAGACGTACAACGTACAATCTTAAAATTATTTTTAGGAGATGTACTTGTGGGTATTTATTCTCCGGCACAATTTATTATTCCAGTACAATATGCAATAGCTGGATTTCCAGTATGGGCCGATGATACATTTTCACCAAAAAGACAGCTTATACTTAAAGGTTTCAATCCTGTTGAAAATAGTTTTCACTGGAACGGCATAGCAACCAGTTCACAAGGACTGCTAAATGATGCTGGTGTTGTAAAAACTGCAGCCAACTTTTTACCATCAGACGAAAATGCTGAGACATCTGGCAGTATAAAAATTAAAAACAGTGCAGGACTCAGTGTGGGTGTTGGTGCAACTGAATATTTCATTACAAAAATTGCAGGAACAACAACTTTACTTGAAACCCAGCAAAGTAATCGAGATTTGGCAATTAGAGTAAAATCAGGTAGTAGTTTTAAAAATGCAATTTATGTTGATAGTAGTGCAGATAGGATAGGTTTATGGAATAGTGCTCCAACTGCTAATTTAGATGTAACTGGCAATGGTAATTTCTCAGGCAATTTAACAATAGGTGGAAATCTTACAGTACAAGGTGATTCTACATTTTTAAATACATCAACTTTAAGAGTAGAAGACAAAAATATAGAATTAGCTCTTTTAGATGATAGCACTGAAGGCGATGATACACAAGTTGACGGCGCAGGTATAATTGTAAGAAGTACACAAGGATCAAAAGATTTTACTTGGACACAATCAACAGCAAGTTGGACATCAAATCAAGATATTGATATAAGATCAAATCCTAATAATACTGTTGCACATTTAAAAATAGATGGCACAAATGTATTAAGCCGCACAGAATTAGGTAGCTCAGTTACAACAGCAAGCGGTATCACAAGTCTAGGTACACTATCAGAACTTACAGTTGATGATATAAATTTAAATGCTGCAACAATAACAAGATTAAACGGAACAGGATTGAACATTGTTGCAGGCGGCGATATTACAATAGATAGTCAAAAAATAACAGGTCTTGCTCAACCAACAGTAGGTGCTGACGCAGCAACTAAAACCTATGTTGATAGCGAAATTAGAAATGAAACAAGACACATTTCTATGGATATAACAGGGTTAAGCAGTCCGAGTCCTATAAGTAGTTTTGATGGAACAACTAATTTTGGCCCACAAGATAGTATAAAAACATTGCTTACCACCTTCTTAGATCCAACTACACTAGAAAATGGTACAACATGTTTTGTTTTAGCAACAACATATAGTGGATCTACAGTGAGTGGTATTGATGTATCTGTAACACTTAATCCAGATACAGCAGGAGTGCTAACACAGTCTAAGATTGCTGTAAGAGATGCAACAGGCACAGGGACTGAATCAGTAGTCCAAAATATTTCAGCATCAAATAACGCATCTGGAGTGGTAAACCTGTCAGCAACACGATACATTTATACATATCAAACTGGGGGCGGTGCATGGGTATTCCAGACAGCAGTGTTGCAAAGTGTAACTTAATACAAAATGCGATAAATAATTATAATGCAAGGGGTAAAAAATGGCATATACGATAAACAAATATAACACTGCCCAGCTTACAGTGGTCGAGGATGGAACACTTGACCAGACTACTGATTTAAAATTAGTAGGTAAAAATTACGCTGGATACGGTGAAATACAAAATGAAAACTTTGTATTTCTTTTAGAAAATTTTGCTGGCGGGAATCAACCACCTAAAGCACTTACAGGACAAATTTGGTTTGATACAACAAATAGTAAATTAAAATTTTATGATGGCACAAAATGGCGCACTACAGGCGGTGCTGAAGTCAGCGGCTCTACCCCAGCCGGACTTTCAGAAGGTGATTTTTGGTGGGATCAAACCAATGAACAATTATATGCCTATAATGGATCGTCCTTTGTATTAGTTGGTCCACAAGGTGTTGGAGAAACAGTAACACAATTCCAAAGTGCAAGTATTAGAGATAATGTAGGAACAACAAGATCAGTCATAAAAAGTGTTGTAAATGACGAAGTTATACACATCATAAGTAATGTATCATTTACTATTGGAACAGAAGATGCATCTGATTACCCTGGGTTTGATGTTATTAGAAAAGGTATCACTTTAAAGAATACTATTAATAGCACAGGCGGTGTTACAAGTACAGATCATTATTTCTGGGGCACTGCTTCAAATTCACTTAAATTAAATGGTATTGACGCAAGTAATTATGTAGTGTCAACACCTGGTTCTTCAACTTCATTTACAAGTCTTACAGAATTTGCTGATATTGGTTTAGCTATTGGTGATTCTAATGATTTAGAATTAAAAATTGTAGATGACAATAAAGGACTTATAGCAAATACCCAAGGTCAACAAATTTATATTCAAGTTCAAAATCCAAGTTCAGCACAAAAGATGCCATTAAGAATTACAGCATCTGCTATTTTACCTGGATATAGTACATTTTCAAATTATGCTAGTGCATCTGGAACTGAAACAGTTGACATTGGCGGCGCATCAAATAGATTTAACACAATGTATGCTACTAATTTCAATGGTACAGCATCAACATCTCTTACATTGGATATGAGCGGAAATGCAAGATCAGGATCAACAAGTGCTACATCAAATACTGTAGCTGTTAGAGACTCTTCAGGAAACTTAGTTGCTAACTTATTCCAAGGTACAGCAACTAGTGCTAGATTTGCAGACTTAGCAGAAAAGTACACAGCGGATAAAGATTACGAACCAGGTACAGTTCTTGTATTTGGTGGAGAAGCAGAAGTTACTGAATGTAAAATTTTCTGCGATCCAAAACTTGCTGGAATTGTATCAACAGATCCAGCTCATTTAATGAATAGCGATATTGAGGGCGTAGCAATAGCATTAAAAGGAAGAGTCCCTTGCAAGGTAGACGGACCAGTCAAAAAAGGTGAAATACTTGTTACTGGACCAGTACCGGGTACTGCTACGGGATTACGTCCTGATAGCGCAACTCCGAGTCCTTGGTGCGTTGTAGGAAAAAGTTTAGAGGATAGCGACGATTCCGGAATCAGATTAATTGAAGTTGCTGTCTAAATAAATAAATAATGTACGCACTTAAAGGAAGAACAAAATGGCAGTAAATGTAGGAGACATAATAAACGCAGCACAATACAATGGTTTACAAAGCCGTGTTGCAACTATAATGGGTACAGGTTCAGGTACAGAAGGTTATGGTCAAACATTAACAAGTTCACAAGTACTTGCTACCGCCACTGTTACAGCTGAACAAATGGATAACCTACGTACCGATTTAAATAAAGCAACTAATCACCAATTAGGGTCAAACGCAAATATAAGCGACATTGCTGTAGGAGAAATTATTGGTGCTGATGCTACTGGAGCATCTATATCTACTTTGACAGACACTACTGGTGGGTTTAACGATTACGACATTGCAACAGGTGTAATTGAATCAAACAAATTTTCAATTGATGCAGGTAACAGTTCAGTTGAAAGTACAGGAAATTCAAGCACTAGAACTACATCTTGGAATGGTCAAGTCACACATGTTTTTACTGTAACTTTTGCTAGTGCAAATGATAGACGTCATTTTTTCAATAGCGGCGGAGAAATTCGTTTCAGTGCTAACTTATCTGGGCAATCCGGTGCTAAGTCGGATGACTGGGCAACACTACTTTCAAATATGGGTACTATAAAATTCAATTATACTCAAACAACATCAACTGGTACAGGTACAGGTACAAGTATAGGAAATTATGATGTAACAGGATCCTATCAGCAAATTTTTCAAAAAACTGGCAGCGGTAACTACGCAGAAAATGATTACAATATACAAGTTAAAGAAAATAGTGCCACTGTTTTAGAATTTTTAATTGAATTCCGAGATGACGACACAGGTGATCCACCTATTACTCCAGTACCAAAAGGTGGTATAGCTGGAGGTGTTGACGAAGATGTAAATGGCACACTCAGTAGTGTTATTCAACAATTACGAGCAACAGGTTCAAACGTTTCTGTTCCTACACCTGCATATTCTAACACATCTAATCTTTAGTCAATAAACCATTGACATACTGACATTTTCAGTATATACTAATATAGTATCATGGAGTGTTCGTATGGACGATAAATTAAAAAATGCATTAGAATTTGCCAATTATGCTCATACTTTGCATAATCAAAAAAAACTAATAGAACAAAAGTTTACTGACAGTTGTATTTTTTATTACAATGCAGGTAAATTTACAATTACACAAAATTTGATTACTTATTGTGCTTACAGACAAGCTCAATTGAAACACACAAAAGATCCCATTATATTATTAGATGACAATAATATTCCTATTATAGTTGACGATATTGATAAATTTATTTTAAATATTGAAAAAATTTATAACCAAAATTTGGCAAGTTATTACAAAGAATATCAAGATCTAGTATCTAGTAAATCTGTTAAAGGATTATTAGATGAGTAGAGGATGCCTAGTTTTTGCATTTAACAACGAAAAAATAAACTACATTAAGCAAGCAGAGATGCTTGCTATCCGTATAAGCAAGCATTTATCGTTGCCCACTACACTTGTGACAGATAAACTTATACACAATGAAGTATTTGATAGGATAATAACTTTAGATGATATATTACATGTTACAAAAAAAACTTATCATAATGGTAATAGCAAAGAAAGACTAAGTTTTAAAAATGCGGCTAGAATTATGTCATATGATCTTACACCATACACCCAAACTATTGTGCTTGATACAGATATGTTAATAGCCAACAATAATTTGTCTAAATGTTTTGAACAAAACAAGAGTGTCTGTATGTATGATAATTCTTTTGATATTTGCTCATTTAGACAAACAAAAGAATTTACCTGGATTAGTGATATAGGATGCAAATTTTATTGGGCAACTTGTGTATTTTTTAAAAAAGATAAACAATCTAAATTATTTTTTGATCTTGTTAAACATGTTTATGAGAACTATTCTTATTATAGACGGTTATATCAGATAAATTCAAACCTGTACCGGAACGATTTTAGTTTTAGTATTGCAGCTCATATTATGAACAACTATCAAAAAGGTAATTTTATAGGTAGCATGCCAGATACAATGTATTATAGTCTAGATAGAGACAATATATTAAAAATATCAGAAGATAGTTTTACATTTTTAACACCTTTTAATAGTAAAACTATTGCTGTATCAACAAACAACGTAACAGTGCATGCAATGAATAAGTATGATTTGGAAAAACTCCTATGACACAAGGATATGTAATATACGCTCAAGGCCAAACACACATAAAATATGCCTTGAATTGTGCTAAGAGCTTAAAAAAGATAGGTGACAACAAATCTATTAGTTTAATAACTGATAAAAAACATACCAGTTACTTAGAAACTTTTGATAATGTTATTGAAGTTGAAAAAAATTATGATCATTTTCACGTAATAAATAGATCTAAATTATTTGAATATTCTCCCTATGATGAAACTACTGTTATAGAAAGTGATTGCATTGTTGCACAAAACCTTGATAATTGGTGGATAAGAAATAAGACAAAAGATTTGTCATTTATAAGCCAAGCCTATACTTATCGACAAGAGCCACTAGATACTACAGTAGATAGAAAAACATTTGTAGAAAATAATTTACCAAATCTTTATGTAGCAATGCATTATTTTAAAAAAACTGATTTCACAAAACAGTTTTTTGATCTAGTACATACAATAAACACAACAGAAGAACTGCGTAAGAAATTATTACCAAATAGAAGTCCAAAAATACCAAGTATGGATGTAGCAGTGTGTTTAGCTGCAAAATTATTAAATTGCAAAGATAAAATTGAGTACACAGGTACAGATCCTATGTTAATACACATGAAACCCTATGCACAAGGTTGGCAAAATCCTTTTCAAGAATGGAATAAACGAATTAATTTTTTCTATGGCGATGAGTTATTTGTAGGACCTTATAGACAACAAGGTATATTTCATTTTATTGAGGATGTAATATGATTTTTTATGTATATTTTGATAGTGAAACGAGAGATATAGTTTCAGTCACAAACGAAAAGACCAATAATAACTATTCGTATGTTGAAAAACAAAGGATAGATGTTGAAGATTTCTTACAAGGTACAAAAAACTTCTTAGATTACAAGTTAGATACTGAATTTAACATTGTTGTAAAGGATAAACAAACTAAAGATGTTGTTACAAATTCATTTGTTAAAATTACACCACAAAATGATGCAAATGTAAAGATTACGCATTCTAAAAATTGGTTATTTGCATTGGCAAAAAACAGCAACAATATAAAAGGGAACCTATTTTTTGCAGTTACAGGAAAAAATAACCCCAACAAACTTATAAGAACTATATCATTTGACAGCCAGCATGCAAGTCTTGGTCATTGTGTTGATTTTAAATATACTCAAGAGAGTAATATAGATAATATTAGTATATGGGCTATAAACCCTCCCTATCAAACAGCAAGTTTGGAAATAAAATGAGTCAAGAGTTTAAAGTACATGATTATGACATAATTTACCTCAGCTATGACGAACCAAATGCTGAAGAAAATTTTTACGATATAAAACAAAAGATACCGTGGGCAAAGCGGGTGCATGGAGTAGAAGGTTCAGATGCAGCCCACAAAGCCTGCGCCAATATTTCAGACACAGAACGTTTTATTACAGTTGACGGTGACAACAAAGTTTCGCACGAATTTATATCCGAAGTCCTACATTTTAGTGATGATAAAGATTTAAGTAAATGTGTTATAAGTTTTAGTGCCTACAACATTATAAACGGCCTGACGTATGGTAATGGGGGTATAAAATGTTGGCCAACTGAACTAGTTAAAACTATGCGTACCCATGAAAATGCCGATCCTGATAATACTGCTGCAGGAATAGATTTTTGTTGGGGTTTAGAATACTTACAAATCAATAAGATACACAGCCATGTTTACAATAATGCTTCGCCTTGGCAGGCTTGGAGAGCAGGGTTCCGCGAAGGTGTAAAAATGAGTTTACTTGAGGGTAAGAAACCTGATAAAGATAAGTTTTGTACGCAAGTTCCTAAGAAAAACTTAGATAGATTAAAAATCTGGTCCACAGTTGGCGAAGATGTCAAAAATGGTATATGGGCAATATACGGCGCTCGCGAAGGAGTATACAAAACCATGTGTACCGACTGGGATTATGTAAATGTTCGTGATTTTGAGTACCTAAACAAATTATGGAGAGAAGAATACAGTAAAATACGTGAAGAGGATTTAAGATATGAAATAATGGGCCTAGGGTACACACTGAGAGAAGAATTAGATCTTAATATTCCTGTAGATCATTACGATACTGGACAAAGTAAATTTTTTAAGAGTGTTTATACACCGCCAGAAAGAGCTCCCCAGACGTTTTTGTCTGAAAAAGAAAAATCAGAATATGATATTGTAATGATTAGCTACAACGAACCTAATGCAGAAGAAAATTATCATAAACTTAAAACACGTTTCCCCCGTGCAAAGCGCATTCACGGCGTAAAAGGAATTCCAAAAGCACATCAAGAAGCTGCAAAACTTTGTAAAACAGATTTAATTTGGATAGTTGATGGTGATGCTGATATAAAAGATGATTTTAATTTTGATTACAAGTCGCCTAATCATGAAATGAACTATGTTAAGGTTTGGAGAAGTGAAAATCCAGTAAATGGTTTAAAATATGGGTATGGAGGAGTAAAACTTTTTCCTAGACAAGCAACAATTGAAATGGATATTACCAAACCTGATATGACTACCAGCATCAGCAGGCATTTTAGACCTATGCCTAGTGTAAGTAATATAACTTCCTTCAATACAGATGCATTTAGTGCATGGAAAAGTGGATTTAGAGAATGTGCAAAGCTAGCCAGTAGCATTATAGATAGACAAAAGCAAGACGAAACAGACAAACGTCTTACAGCTTGGTGTCAAGATGCTGACGAATCTATACCTTTTGCTAATGAAGCAGTTCAAGGTGCAAGAGAAGGAAGAAAGTATGGTGAAAAATTCAAAAATAATCTAGAAAAATTAAATCTTATAAATGATTTTGACTGGTTGCAACAGCAATTTAAAAAAAGCTATAAAACTGAAATTAAACCTTTACAGACAAACAATGATAACGCAGACGAATTTGTAAAAGAAATTTTAGATAGATTTGAAATATTGTATCCTAAGGAAAAAGTAAGCAATTTTAGGAGATTTTATTCTTCACAGGAACTAACAAGTTTATTCAAGCTGGTAGATAATGATGATTTAAGAAAAGCAATAGTAGAAAAAAACTTACATAGTATTTTTCGATTAGTAGATGTTGACGATGACTTAAGAAAAGCAATAGTGGAAAAAAATCTTTACAGTATTTTTAGAATAGTTGAAACCGATGACGATTTAAGAAAAGCAATAGTAGAAAAAAATCTACACAGTATTTTTAGATTAGTAAACGCTGATGATGACTTAAGAAAAGCAATAGTAGAAGAAAATTTGCATAGCATTTTTAGATTGTTGGATAATGATGATCTAAGGAAAGCAGTAATTGACAAAAACATGTATAGTCTTGCGAGATTGTTACCGGAACTTGAAGACGAAATGAAAGTTGTGCTAAACAACGATCAATATGCTCTATGGAGAGTGTTAGAAAATTATACTGGTAGTTCTTTAATTAAACCTATAAAAACGTTAGTAAATGAAAATAAAAACTTTGACAAAGATTGCATCAGCAGAGGACAGCTTTTGAGTAAATCTTGGCTTATTGACACACTCAAAAATTTAAATGTAAAATTAGGTAACATATATCTGTGTGCAGGCTGGTATGCAACTATTATTCCGTTAATGATAGAAAAAGGAATAGATTTTAACAATGTACGAAGTTTTGATAATGATCCAGATGTTTGGAAAATTGCAGAAATTTTTAACAAGGAACTAGTTGCAAATGGTTGGAAATTTAAAGCACAAACATTGGACATTCATAAGTTAAATTACAATCAATTTGAATATCAAACAATAAAGAGCAATGGTGAAGTTGAAACAATAAAAGATAGTGCAAATACAATTATTAACACTAGTTGTGAACATATAGAAAATTTTGAAGAGTGGTATGCTAAAATTCCTAAAGGTAAATTAGTCGTATTACAAAGCAATAATTACTTTGAACTAGACGAACATATCAATTGTGTAAAAGATAGTTTGCATTTTGCTGAAATGGCACCTTTGAGTAAAGTATTGTTTACAGGAGAACTTGAACTAGAAAAATATACGAGGTACATGAGAATTGGAATTAAATAATTTAACCACCAGAGATTTACAAAAGGAAAGTGCTAGAGCTTTGGCAACTATGCAAGCTACTAATAATAATATTACACAATTCAACAAGCAAGCACATCATAACAGTCAAAATTGGTACAAGGCTGTTATTAATTGGTACATAGAACAATACGGCGGTTTGCCTAGCTGTGTTGGGCCAGGCACAAAGGTAAAATTAATCAATGATTAAGAAAAAACTAAAAAAGAAACGTATACTTGTGTTAGGATGTAGTTTTAGCAGAGGCGCTTATGCATCTGAACAGTATTCTCAATCAGAAGCAAAGTGTTGGCCGCAGATATTAGCTGAAAAATATCGAGATTCTGACTGGTGGGTTTTCAATACCGCCACCTGTGGTAATACAGATGCAATGATGATGCTTGAATTAGAACATTACACTAAAAATAATGAATGGGATATGGTTGTGGTACAAAATACTACTCCAGCAAGAGCGACCTTTATGCATGATTCAAAACAGGCAAGAGATTATATCAATATTAAAAAATTAGAAAATGTAACTGAAAATTATCTACATTGGTATCATGAAAATAACCAAACCTATAATGAAACAGGAACTATAACTAAAAATCGTCCAATACTAAACACGAATGTTAGTAACAGTATAAAATACATGAAAAATAGTAAATTGTTTAAATCTCATGTAAAATTTTTAGAAGTATCTTGCGGGCCTTACGGTTTTGAAAGAAATAAATGGCAAGAAGCTATGCAACTTTACATAAATCACTTGCTAAAAAAGCGCGGAGTAAATTTTATACAATATGAACATTTAAACAATACTACAGGAGAGTGTGTAGACTTTCAAGTAAAAGGGGATTTGTTTGATGAAAAGATGTGGGACAAAATGACCGTTGATGTTAGTCATTTGTCTACTGAAGGAAATATAATTTTAGCATCGCACATAGGCGAAATGATAGAAGATAGACTATGAAGATAGAAAAACAAAGTTCTACTATTGAAGTACGTGAAGACTGCGTAATAAAAACATTTGTTGACAAAAAGATATCAGACGAATGGTTTAAGACATATACTTGTTTTACAGTTGACAAGCCTATCTACACCAAGGTTATAGAATACACAGACAACACACTTGTAATGGAAAAGCTAGATATATGGATGCCTGTAAACAAATATCTGAAATCAAAAGAAATTACTTTAGACAGACAGATGTGTTTAAATATACTGTCTACATATTTTCAAGTTATAATTGATTGTATTGAATACAGTAAAAATTTGAGTAAAGATTATTGGACACACGATGACCTAACCATAGATAATTTTGTTATTACTAATGATAATAAAATTAAACTTATAGATCCTGACAGTTTTCACTTATGTAAAAATCCTATAGATTATAAGTATTCTTTTGGTATAATAGAGCTTGAAAATTTAATGAGGAAGTTATGAAATGTATAGATATGAAGATATAAAAACAATCCATTTAGAAGTAACTCAAAACTGCCAAGCCGCTTGTCCTATGTGTGATCGTAACATGAACGGAGAAGGAATAAATCCTCACATTAATTTAGATGAATTGTCACTTAAAGATTGCAAAGACATATTTACTGCTTCTTTTATAAAACAATTAGATACAATGTATATGTGTGGCAACTTAGGCGATCCTATCGTTGCTAAAGATACATTAGAAATATTCAGTTACTTTAGACAACACAATCCTAACATTTGGTTAAGCATGAATACAAATGGAGGAGCAAAGAATGAAGCGTGGTGGCGTGACTTGGCAACAACTTTTGGCCGCAAGGGTGCTGTTATTTTCAGTGTTGACGGCCTACGCGACACTAATCATATATACCGTCAAGGTGTAGTTTGGGATAATGTAGAACGCAATATGAGAGCATTTATAGATGCTGGAGGTAGAGCACGTTGGGACTTCCTTATATTTGAACACAATCAACATCAAGTTGAAGAAGCAGAAGCTCTCGCAGAAGAATGGGGCTGTGAAACATTTATGAAAAAGAAGACAGGAAGATTCATTGACACAAAATCAAATAAAAAAGAAAAGCACCAAGCCAAAGACCGTAAAGGCAAAGATACGGCAGAGCTTAAAAAGCCAGAAGCAAAATATCAAAACAAAGCTCTTACCAAGCAAGAAGCTATCCTCAAGAAATACGGTAGTATGGATGCATATTATGATGCGGCTCCTATCATTTGTAAAGTTAAAAAAGAAAATAGCCTGTTTATCACCGCAGAAGGATTAGCATTACCTTGCTGTTGGACTGCTGGCCGTATGTACAAATGGTGGCATAAAGATCCAAAGGTAGAACAGATATGGGACTTTATTACAGATAAAACTGCACTAGATGCCCGCAATGGGTTAGATAAAGTTTTTGAGACAGGTATATTCGAAGATATTCAAAACAGTTGGAACAAAACAAGTTGCGCAGATGGTAAACTTAAAGTGTGTGCAATGAAGTGTGGTGCAGAGTTTGATCCCTTTGCAAATCAATTCTTATAACCTTTATAATCTTGGGCCCAATCAAATGCATAATTTTTGAACTCTACTAATTCAGGAAATGTTTGGTTAAAATCTGTGCCCCTAGCTTGGTCAAAATCATTGAGAGTATTTGCCCATTTGTACACAGCCCATTTTTTTGGCATGTGATCATTTTCTAGCCATTTTATATAATTTTTAATTTTATCACGCCAAGGTTTAGGACTATCTTTTGTCTCAAGCATTCTTTTTAAAGAGTCTATTGCCTTCATTCTAGTAGGTTCGTGTATTTTAACAAGCCCCAAACTGCTTTCAGGATTAGCCCAATGACCTAGACTGCCAAAACGGTGGACGGGAAATTTTGTATTTTTATTGTTACAATAAGATCCAAGTTCTTCCAAGTGCAAAATATTGAAAACGTTTGCTCTTGTAGCTATACTTGTGCCAATATCACTATCTAAAGATTTAGCAAAATTTCTTTCCCAAGTCTTCTGTCGATAACCATACCTAATATATTCTCCTCTTTTGCCTATGCCGTCTAAACTAAAATTTACTTTAGCCTGTACACCCCACTTTGCAAGATATTCTTTGATTAGATCTTTGCCTTTGTGTGTTTTACTTACACTACCATTTGTATGGAATAAAATTCTAGTTTGAAACATTTCTTTCTCTATCATTAGATCTAGAATATCAAATAGACTGTCATTTAGAAACGGTTCTCCTCCTTGAAAATGTATGTAATGTAAATCATTTCCGTATTCTTCAATATAACTTTTTATATGATCTACGTTTGTTTCCCAGTCTTGATAATCTACAAAATAATCTTCTCCGGGCTTGCCATACAACTTATTGTATTGTTCTTTAAAAAGTTTATTAATTGTTGAACTGAGTAAAGGAGTACACCCCATACATGCAAAGTTACATTTGTTGCTCCATACTACGTCTAAGAATTTTATTCGTGGTTTCTTTATACTGTCATCAGTCCAAGTATTTGCACTCATTTTACTTACGCTTACTCGCACATTCGCAGGCAAATCAGTTACATTTTCTTCTTCCCAACAGTTTTTACATTGTGTTGGTTTTTCGTTGTTTAAAAATTGCTGTCTGACTTGTTCTATGATAGGACCTTCATATATTTCTTTGAGTGTGTTATCTTTGAGATTTCCGATAGGAACTTTGGTCTTACAACAGGTCATTACTTCGTCACCGTATATGATTACATGCTCAAACGGTGCAGGACAAAAATTACTGCCGTATTGTTCTGTAAATTTTGCGAAGTCCGCATTTATTTTTGTGGGTGGTTGTGTTTGCATAAGTATATTTATATACGTAGTTAATGAGCATGAATCTTTTGGATATAGAAAAAATAGAACTTGAATTAAGCAGTGATTGTAACGCCGCCTGTCCGGGATGTGCTAGAACACAATTAGATGGCACATATGATGTAAAAAACATTACATTTGCAGATGTGCAAAGATTGTTTCCTGATAAGGAATATATTGAAGGCAAACAATTTAAAATTTGCGGGGTGCTAGGAGATCCAATAGTAAACCCAGAGTGTTTGGATATTTTAACATATCTAGCTGAAAACGGCGGTTATTGTGATGTAAGTACAAATGGTAGTTATAACACAGCAGACTGGTGGACAAAACTAGGTCAAGTAAGCCATGCTACAAACAAAATAAAAGTTCATTTTTGTGTTGATGGTCACAGAGAAACAAACCATATATACCGTGTTAACACAAAATTCAATGTGCTAGAAAGAAATATGGAAGCCTACTCTAACGCCAATGGAACTGGCGCCTGGATTTATATTGTTTTTGATCACAATGAACACGAATTAGAGATAGCAAAATCCCACGCTCAACGACTGGGTTTTAAATTTATGGTTAGAACAGGTATGCGTAATAGCTATCACGATTGGATAGCTAAAATAGGTAAGAAAAATCAAAAACAAGAAACTAAAATTACCACCACTGGAGACAAAGAACACACTAAAGTAAAACAAGTGGATGAAATAAACAAACTTATAAAAGAAAATAATGAAGGAAAAGTTGATCAACAAAAAAATCAAGAATTGATTAAAACTATAAATTGTAAATACATTCATCAAAATGAAATATTCATTAGTAGTACACTAGAATTATGGCCGTGTTGCTTTTTGTTTGATAGCACCAAATGGAACAAACACGGAATAAATGAGAAATACGCAGATTTTGGTGTTGGATGGAACAGTTTAGTAGATAAAAGTATAAATGAAGTCTTGACAAATCCTTATTTTAATAGTATACTAATAGAAAGTTGGAATCCTGTTCATGGCAAACACTTGCCGAGGTGTTTATATACATGTGGCAAGAATGCAGCTTATCATAATGAGATCAAAAATTATGCTTAATACAATTTGTAACTTACAATCAACAGGAATAACAATTGATAGTGCAGATAGTCGGGTTAAGCCGTGTTGTCATTTTGATCCATCAAAAACATTAGATATTCCTGACATTAGTGAAGTAGAAAATCTTGACCAAGTGTTGGGCAGTAAATTAACAAAGCGGATAAAAAAACAAACTAGCAGAGAAAAAATACCACAATGTAACACTTGTTGGAACAGAGAAAAAACTAAAACATTATCACGTCGTGAGTGGTTTAACGGAAAAATAAACGGAGATGGTAATAAAGTTGAACATCTACAAATAGCTTTAGATTTTACTTGTAATCTAATGTGTAGAATCTGTGCTCCTAAACACAGTAGCAAATGGAACAGTGCCAAGGACGTGGTAGACGAACTAAAATCTATTACAGGACAACCTGTATATACGACTAATCCTTTAAAGCAAAATTATTCAGAAAATTTAAAAAGAGTTATACAAAACAGTGATTTAACACAATTAAAATCAATAGAAGTTATAGGAGGTGAACCCTTTTACAGCAAACATTTTAATTGGTTAATAGAAACTATATCTGAGAAATCGAATCCAAAAAATATTGAATTCATCTGTGTTACCAATGCCACCATCTTTCCTTCTAAAGACACATTAGACAAATTGCTAAGGTTTAAAAGGTGTAACATAAGATTAAGTATTGATGGAACAGGCCCGTTAGCTGAAAGCACAAGATATGGAGTTAATTGGAATACAATAGATCAAAATATTAACGCATGGGCTAAACAGAAGAAGGCTAATACAGGACAGCTAGAAGTAAGAGCTAATCCTACAATAAGCATTCTTAATGTTAATAAATGTCAAGAAATTATTGATTACTTTGATGACTGGAAAGACATGCGGGTTAGTCCACATGCTCTTCAAGGACCTGACTGGTTGTGTTTAGAGCAAATTCCTGTTGAAATAAGAAAACAATGGGAGCCAAAGTATTGGCATCCGGAACAAAATAAACAATTCAAAAATATTGTGCTAAGTGATAGAAAAGTAAAAAACCTATTAAAACAATTTATACAAAGTACACAAGTCTTAGATAATCATTACGGCAAATGTTTCAAAGACTCTAACCCAGAGATGTATGAAACTATAGAAAGGCTTGCCAATGTGGACTAGTGAAACATTAGAATGGATTGATATAGAACTTACAAGTTTTTGTAATATTAAATGCAAAGGTTGTTTCCGTGTGCTTAGTAATGAAGCAGATAAGATTCTAAATAAAACATATCTTGATGTAAATGTTATCAAAGAAAAGTTCAAACGTGAAATGTTTCCCAACATGAAAATAATTAATTTTTGTGGAAGTGTTGATGAGCCAACTACACATCCAGACTTTTTTGAAATCATAGAACACTTTGCAAGTTGGGACTGTCATATTAACATTGCAACAAATGGCAGTTTACGCACAACACAATGGTGGGCAAAATTAGCAACACTGTTACCCGCTAGCCATAAAGTAACATGGGGAATAGACGGCAGTGACGAACTTAGTGAACAATACAGAGAAGGCAGTAATTTCAAAAAAGTAAGAAACAATTGGCGAGCTTTTATAGGCGCCGGCGGTAGAGCTAATTGGCAGTTTATTGTTTTTGAACACAACGAACATCAATTAGAAATTGCAAGAGAAATGGCAAAGCATGAAGGATTTAAAGAGTTTAAGACAATTATAAGCCATAGAAAAGATACAGGTGGTGTAAAACACAAAAAGGTTGAAGTTGAAGAATCGCCTTGTATAAGTTGTAAGTACGGTAATCAAAAACGTATTTTTGTAAACCATATGGGAAATGTGATACCTTGTTGCCACTTAAATAGTAAAATGTTAGAGTTTGCTGTAAATGACAAGAAAAAAGATAGATTTGAAGAAATACTTGTAGAAAATGATTACATGAATGATATCAATCTTGCAAACGTAAGTCTTGAACAAGCAATGACAGGAAAAGTTTGGACAGACATACAGAACAGTTGGACAGGAAATAATCGCATACCTAAATGTCAAAGCACTTGTAAAGAGAATAGGCGTGACAAATTTATAAAGGAAAAATTATAATGAGCAAAGACGGATTGCCATCTGACACTTTTTGTTTGCTACCGTGGGTGCATCTTAGCACAAGACCAGACGGAAGTATGCGAGTATGTTGCACTGCTAATGCTAGTTCAGTAGGCCCTACCAACGACAAAGAACACGGTGGACAAGTAGGTATTTTAAAAACAGACGACGGTAAGCCTAACAATTTAAACGTAAGTGATTTTGAAACAGCATGGAACAGTGATTATATGAAAAATGTACGCTTACAAATGCTCAACGGCGAAAAGCCACCCAGCTGTTTAAAGTGCTACAAAGAAGAAGCCGCAGGACACAGGTCAAAGCGTATGTGGGAAACACACTACTGGAGACAAAGAGTAGACCTAGATAAAATACTACAAGAAACAAATCCAGATGGTAGTGTACCTCCTAATCTTGCATATATTGATTTGAGATTTGGAACAAAGTGTCAACTTGCATGTGTTATGTGTAGTCCGCATGACAGTTCGGGTTGGATCAAAGACTACAAAGCAATTTTTCCAGCAGTTAAAAACGAATCTTTGAAAGAGATTATGCAGTGGAAAGATAAAGGCAGCACAAATGGTAGTAGTTACAATTGGCACAAACAAAATCCAACGTTCTGGAAACAGTTTTATGAGCAGATGCCAAGTATGCAACAGATTTATTTTGCTGGCGGCGAAAGTCTTATTATCGATGAACATTATGAAATACTTGAACATGCTATCAAGATGGGATATGCAAAAGATCTAGAACTACGCTACAATTCAAATGGTGTAGAATGGCGTGAAGATTTGTTTGAACTTTGGAGTCATTTTAAATTAGTTCGTTTTCACTACAGTATTGACAGCATCAAAGAAATGAACAATTATATACGTTATCCTAGTGAATGGGATAATCAAGTAAACACATTTCATAGACTAGACAAAGAAACAACAGATAATGTAGAAGTTACTATTGCTTGTGCAGTACAAGCCCTTAATGTATATTACCTTCCAGACCTAATACAATGGAAACTAGAACAAGGGTTTAGTAAAGTTAACATGTGGCCGTTCGGCGCAGGCGGAATAAGTCAACATTTTGTATACTGGCCTGCACATTTAAATGTAAAAGTGTTGCCAGAATGGTTCAAGAAAGAATGTAGACGCAAGTACGAGGCATGGTATCCTTGGTGGGAAGCTAATTGGGAACTTGGTATTCCTAGCTGGCATAAAGGTAAAATTGAATATGAAGCATGGCGTAGTGCAGAGTATGGTATAAAACGCTTAAATGGTATTTTAAGTTTTATGGAAAGTGAAGATTGGAGTAGACGTTTGCCAGAAATGAAAGAATTTTTATCTCTTTGTGATCAACAACGAGGTGTTTCATTTGCAGAAACATTTCCAGAAATGAAGGATATATTTAATGAGCTTTGATACAGTTGATTTACTTACAGGTAAAGTATTCCAAGTCACTTGGGATTTAGGAAGACGCTGCAATTATGATTGTAGTTATTGTCCTGTAACTAGACATAACAACTTTAGTCCACATGCAAGTTTAGATAGCTTAAAGAAAAATGCTGAATTTATGTTTGAATATATCAGTGCGTATATGGAGTATAGAACTTTTAAAGTAGCTGCAATAACATTTACTGGCGGTGAACCAACAGTAAATCCTCACTTTATGGAATTTGTAAAATGGCTTAAAAAGGAATACCAAGAAAGATATAAACATAAATGGAGTGCTAGATTTTCTGTAACAAGTAATGGTGCAATGTCGGAAAAAAATGCGAGTGCTATAGCAGATAACATGAATCATATCACAGTCAGTTATCATACAGAAGCAGACGATAAATTAAAATCTCAAGCTAAGAAACGTATTGTGCAATTTAACGAAGAAGCTAAAGCACGGAGTGAATTTAATCTTAGTATAAATGTTATGTTTCATGCTGAGAGATTTGATGAATGTAAAGACTTATGCACATGGTTAGACGAAAGAAATATTTTTTATGTTCCAAGAGTTATTGGAGAAGAAGCAGATAGTCCTGGAAGTTTTGCACACAAGTATAATCAAGAACAAATTGATTATATGAAAAACTTTTGGAATAAAAAGAATGCAAATCTTAACAAAGATGTCGAAGAAGCAAATCAGCTGAGTGCAGTTGGCAAAAAGACTAGTGAAAAGAAAAAATTAGGAATGTCTATAGGTAGGCCCTGTTGCGGTAGTAGAGAAATGTGTCTTAGCAAAGGAAACGAATCTAGAAAAAGTACCTTTGTAGATTTTAGAGAATTCAAAGGCTGGCATTGTAGTGTAAATTGGTTCTTTTTGCACATAGAACAAGAAACAGATAAAGTATTCCATCATCAAACTTGTCAGGCTAAGTTTGGAGGTGAACGTGGTTACATAGGAAGAATGGGCAGAGGCGGCGCAGAAATAATGTTAAAGAAATTGCGAGAACAATTAACAACTGGAACCATGCCTACAATAATCTGTCCAAAGCATACTTGCGGTTGTGGATTATGTGCTCCTAAGTCTAAGTACAAGGACAAATATTTTTCCACTATTGACAGCCATATAGATAAGCGTGTATTTGCAAATACAGGAGATGCAGATGCATTATAATCCAGATCCATTGCAACTAGAATTTGAATTAAGTAGTATGTGCAATTCATTGTGTTTGGGTTGTGTAAGAACTGACCAGAAAAATTTTAATCATACTAAATCAATGATACCAAGCAAAGAAATGATAGAGTTCAAAACTTTTAAAAAAATTCTTCTATCAAAAACATTTGGCTCAGTAGAACAGTTACGCTTTTGTGGAAGTATAGATGACCCATTAATGCATCCCGACTTTTACAAATTTATTGAATTTGCATTAAGTAATAATCCTCATTACAGGATACACATCAGTACCAACGGAGGTATAAGAAATGCAGAATACTGGCAAAATTTAGCTCAGTTGTTATCTAATGGTAGAAAAGGTAAAAAGGTTTATTTCTGTGTTGATGGCCTAGAAGATACTTTAGGAATATATAGGCAGGGAGTAGACTATAACAAAGTGATTGAAAATGCTAAAGCATTTATTGATGCCGGCGGCACAGCAGTTTGGCGGTGGATAGAATTTCCGTGGAACAGTCATCAAACTGATATTGCTAGACAAATAAGCAAGGACATGGGATTTGAAAGTTTTCATGTTATGGTTGATCGCAGTAATCAGGCAGATTTAGGTTACGATAAAATTATACAACGCAAAGAAAGGAATGTTATATCTGAAGATTTTAACATAAATGAACCAGTCGAAGGTTTGTTGACTGAATTTGCTCAATATGATGGTCAAAAGATAGAGTGTAGATCTCAAACTACTAGGCAGTATTTTATCAGTTATGATAGTAAGATATGGCCATGCTGTTTTATTCCGGCAGCAAGATATAGATTTGACTGGCGTCAGCGAGAATTCTTAACAAAGCGATTTGAATACTACGGTGACGAAAACTGGAACGATGTAAGATACAACGATGTAGATGACATCTTAGAAAATAAATTTTTCATGCACGACCTAGAGGCAAGTTTTGAAAATGGCGTTAGTACAGGACCTTGTGGTAAAATAACAAGATGTGCTGAAGTATGTAATTTAAAGAAACTAGAAGTCAAACCTATTGGTGGCAAAGTAACGATTACAGAACATGCGTGACATAGAGAAACTTCCTTATGATCCGGAACAAAAGGTGCTACATAAAGTTGATGAAGTTGATATTCCTTTGTGGAAATCCAGCTGGGGTGACAGTGCAAATCATAAAAATGTTTTTTCTGAAGACGATATAGAATGGTTGACAGATCAAATGTATCGACATCATGAGTTCCGTAGAGTAAAACAAAACGGCACTCTGCATTTTAAGAGTAACATAAATGCAATCAAAGAAAAGTTTTGGAATAAATTTGTATCATATATTCCTGAGATAGAAGATACAGATGATTGGAAGGGTAATTTTTTCCTTACAAGCACACCTTACAATTTACATATTGATACTGGTAATCCAAACGAATACAAAAATACATATCCAGGCAAGCAAATTATTATTCCTATATTTGTGTGTTGGACCGACAGTGATACAAAACCGCTATCTGGCACTGCTCTTATGAAACAAAGATTTACTATGTACGGTACAAATTTTGCAAAGAGCGACAAAAAATATGATACAAACGTGAATTACACTGTTAGAGATTACAGTAACTTGATAGCTTATGACAAGTATGGAGCCGTTAACAATAATTGGGATCAATCCTTTGATATAGAAATAAGAGAAAAGTATTTTACACATTTTAACAAACGTTGGTTAGATGGATTTGAATTAGAAGCAGTGCATGACTGGGAACGAGGTAACATGATTGTTTTCGATAGATGTCAAGCACACAGTGGTGTTGATTTTGTAAAAGCAGGAGTCACACTCAAAGCAGGACTAACACTAATGACAACACGGAAAAAACCTTGAAAAGAAAAAACAAAGATATAAGTGTTGAAAACAAATCGTTTTGTATGCTCCCTTGGATGCACGTTGCAACAACTCCTAAGGGCATGATAAAACCTTGTTGTAGATTTGATCTTAGTGCTGATTTCCTAAATGACAAACAGGTAAAACACAAAGACCATTCTTTAACAGATTCTAGGCGATCTGAATACTTTGTAGAACTGCGGCGTAGAATGTTAGCAGGAGAAAAAGTACCAGGCTGTCCC